AATTCTTCCTCTCTTTTACCTAATTTTTTTGCACTACCAATTATATCTTTTTGTTTTGAACGATCTTTTGTTCCACGTAGTTGACTTTCTAAAGATTTATTCTCAGTTTCAACTTCTTTAACTTGTTGTAATAAATTATCATAATTCAATTTTAATGTATCATAAAGATATTTATATTCTTTATACTGCACCAGTGATATATCTTGTGAAAGTATTTCTCTCAATTCTTTTACCGAAACTATTTCATTAATTGTTTCCAAACCATATTTTACTGCTATAAAAAAACAATTACCATCATATTTTGTATCTCGAATCTTATAATTATTATTTTTCATAAAATTTTCAACCCAATTGTTTTTTTTTGATGCCACATATTCCTTTTTCTCTTTATTACTTTCTTCAATAGTTTGTTCCTCTAATGGAGCAAAATCTTTATATCTAGGTGTATCATTTTCTTCATCTTCATCTTCTTCATCATCTTCTTCTTCTTCTTCTTCATCTTCTTCATCTTCTTCATCATCTTCTTCATCTTCTTCATCATCTTCTTCTTCTTCGTCATCTTCTTCATCTTCTTCTTCATCTTCTTCATCTTCACTAATATCTTTTAATAATAAATCATCAACTTGTTTATTAATCTCATCTTCAGATGGAGATATTTCTCTCTCTACTTCCTTATCCTTTTCAGATAATATTTTTCCTTTTTTTTCTTTTAAAAGAGTATCAGCATATGAATATAAGCGTGGTTCATTTAATTTATCTAAATCAATATCACCATCTTCGTCTAAAATATTTGGTAAAGTATTTGAATCTATTTCATAGACACCAATTTGAGAATCAACCTTACTATTTATAATTAAATAAACTGGAAAATAAATTACATTTTTTTCAATAAAGCTATAATTTGGTTTACCTAATGCAATATCTATATTATGTCCATTAATTTCTGTTTCATAAACCCAAACCTCATCTTGATCTTTATCTTCCTTATTTAAACGACTAATTTCTGGATAATTTATAGAGTTATCTAATTTAGAAACTACCATTATATTATAAATTTAAAATATAATTATACTTAAATATAAAAATAATTTATAATATTAATCAGTTATAACCATAGCCAAAAAATTAGAAATTTTCTATACTTTTAATATTAACCTATACTACCTAAAATAAATTTACTAAAATATTTATCATTTTTTAATTCTATAAAATTTTCAAATAGTCTTTTTCTTTGTTCAACTATTGAAAAATTTTCTTTATCCATTTCAAACTCTAATATTCTTGTTATAATATCTTTCTTATTTAATTTATGTTTTTTTATATCATAAAAATCTAATATAGAACTAAGATATTTTACTGTATAATTTAATTCATAATCAATTTCTCTAGCGCTCCATTCATCAGAAATATTAAGATTATTGTTCTGATCAATATTACAGTTATTTGTTAATTTTATATCTTCCCATAGAGTATTATCTTCATTACTACTCTCAGAACATTCAACAATACTATAAGTTATGTTATTCATACTATATAAATAATATAACTTTTTAGATTATTTTTATTTTTTAAATAGAGATTTAAAATTATTACTGTTGTTACTTATGAGATTTCATCCAAAATATCCATATGTTTAAAGATACTTTTATTAGATATTCCAGACGCAAAAGAACCTTTCATTTTTGAAATTTCAATAATATTATTATAGATAGTCTTACATACTTCAGGATCACTTTTATTTAAATCATGATAACTATTAACTATCATTATGTATATTATTTCTGATAACTCATCTATTTCATTTATTTTATTTTTATCACTAATATAATTATCTAGTCGTTTAAATAAATTTAAAATACAATTACTTATTATATTTTTTTCTATAATTTCTTCTTTCATTAAATTAATATAAAATGAACACAATGCGCGTCTTGCTTCATTATTCTTATTATTTTCACAAAATTTGTTATAATCTTTTTCTGGATCACAAAAATTTATAGTGTTAAATGTATCTTCAAAATTTTTTAAATTTTCCAATAATATATCTTTAAAATAACTATTATTATTGATTAATTCTTTATATAATTTTGCATATATATCGCTGTATAATATATTCATACTTGCAATTTTAAAAATTTCATTAATAATAATAATAAAATTCTCTTGTGTATCAGTTTGATTTATTGTATTTATCTCTGTTAAAATTGTATCTTTTAATTTTGAATAAGTATTATATGTAATCATATTAAAATATTTACGAATCAATTGAATCTTTTTATCTATACCCTCTTTTTTTTCAAATTCAGTTGTTTTAAATGTTCTTATTGTATCCCAACTTTCATCATTAAAATCTAAATTTTTTTTACGACGTCGAATATTCGATTGTTGTTGTATTTTATTTTTAAATTGCGGGGTTTTTATATATTCTGGTGAACCAACTTGATTTGCTAAAATATTTATAATTTTTATTGTTTCCTCTGGTAAGTCATTTATAAGACCTTCTTCTAATACTTTATTAAAATCATCTATTGTATATCTAGTCATAATTGTTATTTGAATTTAAATATTTATATCCATTTTATATATTATAATAAATTATCTATTTAATAATAAACTTAAACATATAATTATTATTTATATTATGTTTAACAATAATAATAATAATAATAATAACAAATCAAACTTTTATAATAAAGAATCATCATTAGATAAAGAATCATCATTAGATAAAGAATCATCATTAGATAAAGAATTATCATTAGATAAAGAATTATCATTAGATAAAGAATTATCATTTAATGAAGAATCACCATCAGATAAAGAATTATCATACTGTAAAGAAATTACGTCATGGGATGATTTAGAAATCAAACAAGAATTATTGAGAGGTATTTATGCTTATGGATTTGAATTTCCTAGTCCAATTCAACGTAAAGCAATTATTCCAATGATTAAATTACATGATATAATTGCTCAAGCACAATCTGGAACTGGAAAAACCGGTTGTTTTACAATAGGTGCACTAGAAATAATAGACACAAGTATATTGGAAGCACAAGTCATTATTTTATCTCCAACTAGAGAATTATCATGTCAAATTAAATCAGTTCTTGATCGTATTGGTAGTAATATGAAAAATTTAAAAACTCAACTCTTGGTTGGTGGAACTTCTACTGAAATTGATATTCAAAATTTAAAAGAAAATACTCCACAAATTATAGTTGGATGTCCAGGTCGTATACATGATATGATGCGACGAAAACAATTTAATTGTTCAACTATAAAATTAATAATTTTAGATGAAGCAGATGAAATGTTATCTTCTGGATTTAAAGAACAAATATATAGTATATTTCAATTCTTACCATCTACTATTCAGATTACTTTATTTAGTGCTACTATGCCTAATTCATTATACACTTTAACAGAAAAATTTATGAGAAATCCTATTAGAATTCTAGTTAAAACAGAACAATTAACACTTGAAGGAATTAAACAATATTATATTAATCTACAGGATGATAATCAAAAATATGATACATTAAAAGATTTATTTAGTTCATTTTCAGTATCACAATGTATAATTTATTGTAATAGTGTTAGAAGAGTTTCAGATTTATATGATGCTATGTCCCAAGATGGATATCCAGTATGTCAAATACATAGTAATTTGGATAAGTCAGAACGTTTCAAAAATTATGAACAATTTAAATCAGGATCACACAGAGTCTTAATTTCTTCAAATGTAACAGCCAGAGGTATCGATATTCAACAAGTAAGCACAGTAATTAATTTTGACATACCAAAGTGCACTAGCACATATCTTCATAGAATTGGAAGAAGTGGTCGTTGGGGTCGTAAAGGAATTGCTCTAAATTTTATTACAAGAAGAGATTATAGAGTTCTTAAGGATATAGAAAGTTTTTATTCAACATCAATAAATGAACTTCCAAATGATTATACTAAAATATTAGATTAGGTAATCAGGATGTTCCCTTTTGGATTTATGCAATCAGTTTAATTGGTTTCCTCTTATGCGGTAAAAATATAATAGAAATTTCTATTATATTTTTAATATGATATCAAAAATATCAGAAATAATTATGGATGAAACAAAATCAGTTGTTACTCCTACTTCATTAATATTTAAACTACCAATTTCTTATTTACATGATAAATATATAGTTCATTCAAGCATAAAATCTGATTTAGAATTATTAGAAAGAACTGGGAGTGAAACACCAATATCATTATATAATTATATATTTAATCCTCTAACAAATTATTCGAATAAAATAATTCCAATGTGGAATGAACATTATACAACAAATATTCCATTTTTAAATGATACCAAAAAATTAATAAAATCATTCAATCCAATATTACAATCAATTAGTTTTGATAAAATCGATAATATTTTAAAAGAAATGAAAGAAGAAACTGGTTTCTATGAAAAATATAAATATATAGATGTAAAATTATTAGAATCACTTAATAATAATTCTTTATTTTTACAATTTTTAACAGTATATAATTTAACAAGCCCAGTGCTTAGTCTAGCAATCCCTATTATTATGCTTATTATTCCATTTTTTATTATAAAATTTCATCATAAATCAATTACTATTACTGCATATTTTAACACTCTTACAACTATAATAAAATATCATATGATCGGTAAAGCTATTTCTGAATTTTCTAATGTTGGATGGGATCGACGTTTTTTTATACTTATATCTATTATATTTTATTTTGTTAATATTTATCAAAATATTATTTCTTGTTATACATTCTATAAAAATATTTATAAAATTAGAGAGTATTTATTATCTATCAGTAATTTCTTATCATATACAATAAAATCTAT